CGGTCTTGAGCGTTACGCTGTTCTTCCAGTTGGAATTTAAGCTGATTCTCCTGTGCCTGATACTCCTGTTTAGCCTTTTCCAATTCCATCTCGGCAGCCATCTTTTGCTGTTCGAGTTGGGCAGCCATCTGTAGCTCTTGCATCTTAGCTTGGGTTTGAGCCTGAATCTTTTGCACTTCAGGCGGTGGGTCTTTAGGCTGGCCCGCCATCGCTTTAGCTTGATTTCTAAATTGGTCGGCAGTTTCATCAATAAGCCCTTCCATACCTTTTCCAGCCTTAAATGCGGTTACGCCAAACTTAAGCATTTCCATAAGCAACGGTGTTAATTCAGGTGCTTGGGTGGCTACAGGCAAGGCTTGGTTCATAAACTGGCTAACTGCTGTCAAGAACTCCACACGGTCAGCCTTTTCTTGTTGCTCGTCTTGGTAAATCATGGAATCGCTGGTCACTTCAATACGGAAGTTCTTAGCGGGTTCATCCTTGAGCAACATCAAGGCTTGCGGCACTAACTGTTGGTCTTGTGGGCTTAGTTGCATTGCACCACTAATCTTGACGATTGTGTCCTCAGTAAAGTGCTTGCAGATAATCTGCGCTTTAATCTTGAGGAGTTCGGTGGCAAAGTCAACGACTGCGTGTTGTAAATATTTAAGTCTGCCCGCAGCGTTATTAGACTTAATAATCTGTGCGCCAAGCGTTTCATTAGGGTCGGTCTGACCACGCTGAATGTCGGCAATACCCATAATCTCGTAGATTTGGCCCTTGACTTGCTCCATCGCCTGATAAGCCATTTGTAGGGCTTGAGCAAATGGGGCTAGGTCAACAAGGTCAATCGCACCACGCATACCCTGTTTCTCAGCAAATGCTTGCCAATTCTTGACTGGAATCAAGGTGTTATTCTCGCCTTCAGAAAACAGTCGGGCTAATGCACCTTCAGAAGCGTCATACACACCACGCACACGCAAGGCGTTTACTAAGCCGTCAATGCGGTCAGCCAAAGTATCGAGCTGTTTGGCTTGGTCTTGGTACAGAACAAAGTCGGGTACTGGCTCTAGGCTGTCTGTGGTCAGCGTAGCAAACAATGGTTTTGGGCATGGGAAAAAGCCCTCAAGCTGTAATGGGTCATCCTTTTCGTCTAGGATTTCACCCATCGACTTGCTAACCCAAAAGACCCTGCCTTGCTCTTTATCCCAAATCTCGTATATACAGGCTTGGTAATGCTCGGCAGTCATCTGCTTTGTAGCCCACTTGTCGTTCTCAGGCTTAGTATCTAGCGGAATACGGCTACCAACTTCCTCGCCAAAGCGGTCAATCAATGCTTGGCGGCTCATATAGACCTTACGCCATACGGCAGTTACTTCTTCCCAAGTACGAGCAACAGTATGACCAAAGTCACGCCAATGCACATAATCGACAGGGGCGCACTCATACTCAATGCGTTCTTCCGATTCCAATAGTTCAGCGTCTTGCGTTTCGGCTTCATCGGCATCCTCTGTAATCTGTATCCCGTTGCCAACATCCTGACCAGCAATACCTGTGTTTAAGTCGGCTTGCTCTGCAACAATATGTGGCTCATACCGCACCCATGCCGTGCCACGCCCACCCAATAAGCGGTCAAGCACCGCATTATCCATAGCGGATTTGTAGTCAGAATAGTGTTCAATCTCATATTCCAACGCCCGCTCTAGCATCATTGACGCTACACGCCCAATCGGGTCGTTGTCACGGAATCTACGGCTTACATCGGGGCGGGGAAGTCTTGCAAAAATAGCAGGCTTGATAACCTGAACATTTGACCAAAGGATATTAAAGCGAGCATTTGGGTTATTGCGGGTACGACTGTCATCACGGTAACGCTTAATAATACGGGGTACTCTTGCTTCCCATTCCCTAAATGCTTTGTCATACTGGGCGATAGTATTAAACCAATCTTCATAAGTTTTGTTTAATGTGTCGTTCATAAAGCAGTCTTTCCTGAATGATTAGTTAATTTTTGGTGGTGATTAACCCAACGGCTAACCGCAATATGCCCACACTCTAAACATACATATTTTGCATGAAAACGGGATAAATCCCTAGCCTTTCCAATAGTTTGCATTAATTTTTTTGTTTGCGGTTTGTTGTGCGCTTTTTTAATTGACTCAACAATTTGTTGCTTTTTGTCGCTTGCCCAAACATTTTTAATAGAGTTTGAAATTTTTGCGTTCCAATCTTGATTTCTAATCAAACCGCTAAAACCTTGACCGCCATTAGTTTTGTTTACCAAAGTGGGCCTATATTTGGCAATCAATTCAATTTCTTTTGCAAACGCATCAGCTTCATTACCCATAAATGCAAGCCGTCTTTCCCAAGTTGGAAACTGCTCACATAACTTTGCATGGTCTTGATTTCTTTGTTTTTTGTCATTAACACGGTGCATTAAGCCCTTGCCAATATAAAATGGCGTTCCATCAGGCTTTACATCGACATAGACAAAAAAGTTGTTCATCAATACCTTTGATATTTAGTTGTTGGTGTGCTGCGCCACATTTCCTCTAAGGTCGTTTCGTTCTGCCCAACAGTAATGCCACGAATCGGCTGATTTTGTCTTGCAATTTCCGATTCATCCTGCCAAGCAATAGAAAGCATCCTGAAAGCATCCGCACCATGTGAAGTCCAATCATGGCGGGGTTTATCCCTAAATACTTTCTTATCCTCATCGTACTCCCTTTGATACTGACGCAAACACTCTATCCCTTCTTGGCATTTCATGGCATCAAACCAAGTTCTTGCTAGTGCCATGCGTGTTGCCTGTATGCCGTCTTGAAGTGACAGATTTGGAACAATTTTAAACAAATTTCCGCTTTTTAGGGGCAATTTATCCATTAATTGTTCAATTATTGACCTTCCACCACTTGCTAGTGTTTTTGCACGAGCATCATGCGGTAGCCAATGTGTGCCATATTCGTATGGGCGTTCTTTAATTTGGTTGGCGTAATACACAATCGGTTGACCGTGGGCTTCGTGGTAATCCAATACCCGAATTTCGCCATGCACCACCTGAAACCACCAAATAGCCGTAGCATCGTTGTAGCCCAAATCCCATGCAGTATGCACAGGAAACATGGTGTCGCACTCTACTTTGGTAATACGCCCAGCATCGGTCAATAAGCGCATCTCTGTGCCGTAAATTGCACCCAGTATGGCAGCTTCAAATGAACACTCAAACTCCTGTTGATATTGGTCAATGCTCATAGACTTCAAGGCATCATCCAGTTCTGACTGCGCAATTAGCTTACTTTGGCTGGCTCGTAAAACTTTGCTATACCATTCGTCTTTATTTAGTATGGCGTACTGGTATATGTCGTAAAAGGTATTGTGACCTTTTGGCGTACCGATAAAAGTAGCCCAACCCTTTCTGTCTGTCAGCAATGGGCGAATAATCTCTCCCCAAAGTCGGGGTTTCATATCAGCGTATTCGTCTAAAGTGACTCCATCTAAGTATAAACCCCTAAGTGCGTCAGGATTGTCTGCGCCAAATAGCCTTATTTTTGCCCCATTTACTAACTCAACCCATAGTTCAGATTGATTAGCTTTGACAATAGCAGGTTCAGCAAACCTTAAAAGGTAATCCCATGCGATGTTTTTAGCTTGGGAATAATAGGGTGCAATGTAAGCGTAACGGGCATCAGGCTTGTTTTCGGTAACTGCCCTGCGAATCGTATCGCATATCGTTGCCACCGTTTTCCCCGCTCGTCTATGGCAAACCAATACGGCCCAGCGTTGCTTACGCTTGTGAAAGTCGGTAAATACATCCCTAGCTTTGTACGGGTATTCGTACCTTTTAACAAGCTCTTTCAATCTAAAAACTTGTGTTCGTGGATTACTTTGACAGGCTGTTCTTCGCTACCAATATGCTCTGTTCTAGCCAGCTTAGGCACATGAAACTCAGCAACTTGCATTAAGCAATCAAATGCGGCTTTAGGGCCAAGCTTTTCATTGGCAGCTATTTCATCAAGCCAAGTTTGTAGCTTGTCTGCATTGTTATCAACAAAAGTAGCAAAAGCCAACCTAGCTATGCCTGTGGCTTTATTTGGTGTACCTGCTTGTCTGCCCCCAGTTTTAGGCGAGCCTTTGGGCTTACCGCCTTTTCTAGATGTTTCTACTTTAGATTCCATACTACCTCAAGTGATTGATTTAGTTAGGGTAAATTCTAATACTAAAACTAAGTTTACGCCATATCCTTTGCAAACTTATTAAAGTGTTTCATTAATGC